AAAATCATTTTACCAAACCAGAATACGACTATCAAAAATACTGTGGAAAAGTAAGAGCAAATCTACAGTCATTTTATAAGCGTAGAGATCGTTTTTGGTTTGAGAAGATTTCAAGAAACAAAGATGATAAAGAAGTCATTGATTTCTTTGTTTCTAATTTTATCTCTGTTGATGATCCATCAAATTTATGGATTGGTAGTATCATTAGAGAAGGAGAACAGAATTATATCAATTGGAAAAAAAGAACACAATCCTTATCTTATATCTTTAAGGAAGAATCGGAAAAACTATTTAAAACTAACAAATTTGAAGAAGTATTTGATTGTTCTAAAGGACATCCACCAGTATTAAAAAGTTTCCTGAGCGGGAATATTAGTCTTGAAACGTTGATTATCTATGATAGAATATTCCTGTTCGGGAAAACATTTGACAAGAAACTGAAGGATCCTGTATGGGAAATCGTCAGTTTAAAATTAAAAAAGTATAATCCATTTCTAAATATTGATGTATTTGGTTATCGTAAAATTTTGAAAGAAATTATTTTAGGAGAAATATGAGTTTTTTTGAATCCGAAGTTGTTCGTGCCGAGATGGCAGAAATTTCTGAATTGCAGGAGCAAATTTATCATAGTGTATTTAAGTTCTCTACAATGTCGAAAGAAGAACAAATTGGACATGTTGATTTGCTTCAAAAATTATTAGACAAACAAAAAATTCTTTATACACGTTTGAGTTTATCTGATGATCCTGAAGCAAAACAGATGAAAGAAAAAATTTCCGAATCTGCAATGATGATGGGACTTTCTCCCAATATTGATATGTCAATGCTTTTTAACAACATGAGTCGATTGATCGAATCAATGCGTGAAAGAATTGACAAAGCAGGGTAAATCTTGTAGAATAATCAAGTACACAAAGGCCAAATCTTAAAAATACGAGGTACACAAATGTCTTTTGCTAATCTGAAAAAGCAATCTAAACTCGGTTCGCTCACCGATAAACTTGTAAAAGAAGTTGAAAAAATGAGCACTGGTGGTTCTGGTGGCACTGATGAGCGTTTTTGGAAACCAGAAATGGATAAGACTGGTGTAGGTTCTGCAATTATCCGTTTTCTTCCAGCACCTGAAGGAGAAGATCTTCCATGGGTAAAACTCTACAGTCACGCATTTCAAGGTCCTGGTGGTTGGTATATTGAAAACTCTCTGACCACTCTGGGACAGAAAGATCCTGTTTCGGAACATAACCGCGAACTGTGGAACAGCGGTAGTGAAAAGGATAAAGAAACTGTTCGTAAGCAAAAGCGCAAACTGAACTATTACAGCAACATCTATGTTGTAAAGGATCCTGCAAATCCTGCTAACGAAGGTAAGGTATTCCTGTTCAAGTTTGGTAAGAAGATCTTTGATAAGATTTTAGCTGCGATGCAACCTGAGTTCGAAGACGAAGAACCAATCAATCCCTTTGATTTCTGGCAAGGTGCAAACTTCCGCCTGAAGATTCGTAAGGTTGATGGTTATTGGAACTACGATAAGTCGGAGTTTGATTCTCCTGCTGCTCTTCTGGATGATGACGATGCACTGGAAGCAATTTGGAAGAAAGAGAATTCTCTTTCTGCTCTGGTCGCTTCTGATCAATTCAAGTCTTATGATGATCTTGATAAGCGTCTGAAGATGGTTCTTGGTCAGAAGAGTGCTGCTCGTGCTGTTGCTGAACAAGAAGAAGAGTATGAAAATTATGCAGAACCTGTGACAAAAGAATCTAAAGTTATGGAAGAACTTGAGGAGTCTTATCGCAAGGCAAAATCACCTTCTCTTCCAACTCTTTCTTCAGATGATGAAGATGAAGATGATGCTCTGAAGTATTTCCAAAAACTTGTGGATGATTGATTACTCGTAAAGTTTAATATTATCACCCTTTTTCAAGGTGGAGTTCACGTACTGATCTCCACCTTTTTTATATGGCATAATTGAATCCAAATCATTAAACAGAATATTTAAATAGATTGGTTTGAGTAAAAAGATATTTCGTTTTTCGTCGTCTTTTTTACTTTCATACTCATAATTGGTCACTGGAGTTGTAATATTTGTCTTTGTAATTTGTTGTTGTAATTTATCATCATAATAAGATATTGAATAATTTGAAGGTACTTGCAGTCCTGCTGCAACAATTATAATGTCATTTTGATTTTTAACTTCGTTTGTTTCATAGTGATGAACTCCATTATACAGTCCTTCATAAGAACCATATTTTTCAAGCATAATTTTATCAAATGTAATTTGTGGTAAAGGCCATTCGTTTTGAATATTGATTATATTATTTGCTAATAAGACTACCCAATCTAGTGTTGAATCGTTGTAAGTTTTAAATGCAACTTGATCTGGTCTCTCATCACCAATGATTTGATACTTTGTAAAGAACGTCAAATCACCAAAGATATCATCACGAATTTTTCCACGTTTAAATAAATTTTTAACTTCAATATAATCTGAAATATTTTGTTCGTCAACATTTCTACTAACATATTCTAAATTTGGAACGAGTCTGAAATATGGTTTTGCCATTTTTAGAATCCTATGTCGTGACCGTCTTTATAATCACCCGAAGTGACTGGAACAATTTCTTGAAATTGCATTGAAATATTATATGCAACCATTGTTGATTTGGCATCATCATATGTCATATAAGACCCGAGAGGTGTGTAATCTACATTAAATGATTGTAGAGCACATGGTTTAACTCTTCCAATTGATGGATGAATCACGGAGGACTTATCTTTGGTTCCTTGTTGATATTCAATTCCAAAAACATATGGCGATTTTAAAAATAACCCAGATTCACCAGATCGTACAGCCATATTCTTTTTGAAAAATTTGATTATTCTTTTAACATCTTCTGCTTCTTTTTGAGTTCTTGGAGACAACTTAAATTGAAATTGAAATGGACGAAGTGTTGGACCTTGAAAAAGCAATTCCAAATTTGGATTGAGAACGTTTCCAGTGACTCTTGAAAGAAGTCCTTGAACACCAACTGCTTGCTCTGCAAGTGCTATTCTTGCCATACCTCCAAATCCTTTTTGCTTTAAAATTCCATTATATATTTGGTTTATCATATCTTGTGTCGCTTCACCAAAATTTGCTTTAGAGTTCATTGCATCTAAAGATGCATTTACAAGTCGTCTTTGAATTTCGTTCAATTTTTCTCCTCCCCATTCAACACTATTTGTATCAGAAATTGCGGATTGAATTGGCAAATAAACAGAAGATGTTTCACCGGGAGGTAACTTTGCTTCCGGAATATTGTTTGCTGTTTTTGAACTTAATATTTTTTGATTTTGTTTTACAATACTTGTTTTTTGTACTTCACGCACAGTAAATTTAATCCTATCTTGATCAGATCTCATGTCTGATGGATAGATTAATATTCCAGGTTCGACCTGTGCTGCAGTTTTAATTGCATTTGATGTTAGATTGAGAGTGGCACCATCCGGTTGGGTTGCTACTGCCATTATAGTTTTCTAATTATTTAGTTACGTATTTAGCGAAATTTAGTGTTCTCAAATAATCAATTTCATCATTATTAATAACGTGTAGTCTTCCAATAATTTCTTGCCATGTATAATTTCTTGATTCACCCCAATGAAAATTAATACCTTTGAATCCCCATCGTTCAATTGCAGTCACAGCAACTAATGGATGTTCATCATATGTAATGTCATTTGTTTTTGGAAAATAAACGAAGGTATAATAACCACCAACATCAGGAATTAACTCAGTTTTATCAAATACTTCCATAATATTCATCATAATATCATCAGGAGTTTTTGCATACTTGAGTTTTTGTTTTAGTCTGGAAACTCTATAGGACATTACTTGATTCCTAATTCATCTTCTGTGATAATCCTGAATTCAAGCATGTGATCTTTACAAAATTCATCTGCAGCCTTCCATTTTGCTTGGTTGGTTGCATAAGTATAAACTTCATTGATATAAGATTTGGTTGTTCTTGATCTTGGTTTTGGTGGAACCGTTTGTTTCTTTGGTTTGATTTCGATGATATATTTTTTGATAGTACCGCCACTTTCTTGTATTTTGATGATGAAATCTGGAAAATAAGTTCTCACTCTTTTTTTCACGGGATCATAATATTTGATACGTATTTCTTCAGAACCCCAGGCAATAATACTTTCATTCATGTCACACCATCTGCAGAATTTTCTTTCCCAACTACTTCTACAAATGATATTGTTCGGATCACCTTGATACTTCTGTGGATAGGAAGGAATGTATCGACTCTTTATACTTTCTGCCATTATATCGACTACATAATATATCAGTAAAATTATTTATAGATGGCTGCGCCAGAACCAAAAAAAGAAACTGGAAAAATAGACTATATTAAATCAAGGTTATTAAGACCTGCTTTAACTTCTAATTATCAATGTTGGTTTGATCCCCCTCAAGATGTTGTTAATTATTTGAAGGCAAATAAAAATTTAAATTATAATGGATTTAATCAAGAATTAATTAGCCTTTCTTGTTCCGAAGCGGCTCTTCCTGGTTCTTCATTAATGACTAATGAAATCAACGATGATTACACTGGTATTACTGAAAGATTAGCATATCGTAGACAATATGATGATCGAGCAGATTTTACATTTTATGTAGATCATGATAATCAAAATGGATATAAAGTCATTTGGTTTTTTGAACAATGGATGCAATATATTGCTAATGAACAAAATGCTTTTGGATTGGATGATCCTAATTTCAATTATAGATTCAGATTTCCAGATTCAAATGAAAAGGGTAGCGGAACTGGGTATCGTTCTCAAGGAATTTATATTAATAAATTTGAAAGAGATTTTAAAGGTTATTATTTAAGTTATAAACTTTTTAAAGCATATCCAGTTGCTATTAATTCAATTCCAGTATCCTATGAGTCCTCTGATCTATTAAAATGCACAGTTTCTTTCACGTATACCAGATATATTGTAAATAGATCATTGTATACTTTTGAACAAACACTTGCCACTGCTGCGAATAATCTTCAAGGAGCAGGAGCTTTGGCAACTCCAATTAATGGATTTAATACGGGAGGAGTTCCAACTCTTTCTTATAAAGCATCTGGAAATACTGTTAATCCTTCTACAGGACTTAATGACGTATCAACAAGTCTTACTTCATCGTCTCCAATTGTATAATAAATAATCACACTGAACTTTATAGGATATTATGCCTTTACCAAAGATTTCTACACCGACTTATGAGTTGGAGTTGCCATCGACAGGACAAACAATCAAATATCGTCCATTTCTTGTAAGAGAAGAGAAACTGCTTGTTCTTGCATTAGAATCTGAGGATTCGAAGCAGATTACAAATGCAATCAAGACAGTTATCAAAAACTGTATTGAGACAAAGAATATCAAGGTTGAG